TCTCCTGTGTTTTTATTCCTATATACATTAATATTCCTCCAATAAAACCTAATACACCAACCCACATTGGACTAGCTGTTCCGTCAACACCTCCTGCAGCTGCTAACATAAACATCAAACCTGAAATTAAATAAGCTAAACTATAGTTCATCTTCATCTCCTAAAATATCTGTGAATGCAGCATCAGCTTTTCTGATTGCTACAATATCAATTACTCCAACAGGTAATTCTTTTCTTTTATAATTATCGTAAAGATTACCCCACAATGTTTCTTGCATACTTGGTTTAAATGTCATTATGCACACTCCTCAAAAGCTCTCTCAGGATCAATCCCTTCAACTTCACAGAATTTAATAATAAGATCTTCAGTCTCACTGATCTCTTTATCAGTTCCTCTAGTTTGTATTACTTTATACTTTTCAATAAATTGTCTTAGTTGTTTAGATATCATATTCTCACTCCTATGTTAAATTAATATTATACAACATTTTATTATCATGGTCAAGCCTAAATATAAGCTGACCAATATTCATTCCACATCCAATGTACATGATTGAATAGTCTTTCACCAGTAATCTTAATATTATACTGATCCAACTTTACTTCTTCAGTAATATAACAAACACTATTGTAGATTTCTAGGAAACCTTTGATGTGTCCTTTCCATTCTTCAATGCTTTCACACTCACCAATAGTTTGTTCAGCATAATGAATAAAGTTTTCATAGTCAGCATTATAAAGACCAAGCTCATTATCAACTTGCTTAGGCTTCATTTCATAAGGTTTTTTTGGATCAATTTTCATCATTTTCTCTCTCTTTCTTAAATATTATACTCTTATATTATTATATTCCCATACTATCGAATATAATGCAACAGGGTAAATAAAAAAAAGATTACAATGAAATCAATGAGTTAGAACTACTTGTCTTTTTTATTTGCTTTTTCTCTTATAATTCCTTCTAAAAGAGCTTTCCATTCAAGTGATCTCATCTTCCAATTGTAAAAATTATCAAAGTAATTCTTCTGAAAATTAAGTTGTGGTTCCCAAGTTTCTGTCATGTTTCTAAGATTAGTAATAGTTGCATTACAAACATTTGCAAACCTATTAGCATGTTCTTGTGGATTTTCTGAGTATTGATACATGCTTGCAAAATTAGCACACGTCTCAGGTAATGCAGCAAGGTTAGGACATACAGTAACTGCTTTTGCACTCATTGCTTCTAAAACAGCTATACATGATGTTTCTGGCCATATACTTGGAAATGCAAAGATATGTGCCTTACCAAGAGCTTCCATAACTTTATCATGTGGTTGAAAACCATGATAAGTTATATGTTGATGTTCTTTACATGCATCAATAACTTTTTTATATTGCTCATCTCTATAACCCCATCCATATATTTCAAAACTACTAAACACATCTAAGTGAATATTTTGATGTCTTTCACATAACCAGTTAAAAGATGGTAATAATAATTCTAAACCTCTGTGTGGTGTTGTATGATATATTAATCTTACTTGTTCTTTAGGATCTGGTTTATTAATTAGTTTTGGATCCATTGGATCTATTGCATTTTTTAAAACTAATCCTTTATCATATGGAAGTCCTAGTCCCATATTATATGTTGATAATTGATAATTAGAAACAAAAACTATCTTATCAAATTTTTCTCTTTTTTCTTTATTAGTTAAATGAGAGCTTTCAGGATCATCATATGTATCATGACACCATAATATTTTATGTTTAGTTTCATCTATGTCTCTAACTCTACTACAAATTATTTGAAATTGATCTGTAAGATCTTTAGGTAGCTCTTTCATTAGTCGTTGATACATTCTTTCTGTACCACCTTGACTTTTAGTCCAAGTACCGTTGTCTTTTTGTTCTCCAATATCTCCTAATGGAAATTCGTCGTTGTTTGTAATGTTAAGCCGTGTTGCCATCTACAGTCTCCTTTTCTTCACCTTTTTTTCCAATATTATACTTTGCAGTTAGATTCCATTCGTTTTTTTCTTTGAATGGTAAAACCTTTATCTGACTTATAGGAGCAACTGGTTCCTTAGTTATTTCTGAATTAACTAATTCTAATAAACCCCACTCAGCTAATAAATTAGCTATAGTGTTTCTTCGCGACATATCACTCTCAGAAAAATTAGATGGTTTTCCATCTAACGCAAATAATTCTTTAAAATGTACTATAAAATATCTTCCTTGTTTATGTAGGATATGACATGATTGATAAAGTGTTTTATCTTTACGAGATGCTACACCTATCCTTGTTAATGTCTCTCTTATTTTTAGGAAATCGTCTGCCGTCTTTAACTTCACTTCGATCATTTTATCTGTATCAATTGTCATTTCACGCCACCTTTACTTACTTTTATCTTAATTGTTTTTAGTTGTTGTTCTGTTAATATCGTTGAGATAGTCTTTGCTTTAACGTCATTAACTTTAAAGTATTCTTTTATTAATTCTATACTTCCATGTTTTATATGTTTATTCCACTTGGAGAATCTCTTTCGTGGTCTAATTTTATTTAGTAAATAATCATATTGGAGGCTTTTATCTATAGTATGTCTCATATTCATCTCATTAGCTATCAATATTGTATCTACAAAATATGAAAAACTCTTGTTAGTTAGAAACGGATTATATATTGTTTCATCTAAAGGACTGAGTTCTTTAATCTTCTTACTAAAAGATAAACTATTTACATATGTAAATGGACTCATTTAAAATCACACTCTAACATTAACTGTGTTAAACATGCAACCATATTTACTTCTTGATCAGCAACAAAAGCACTCTTGTATTGATAATCAGCAATAACAGTAACAAGTAAAGGTATTGTTTGTTCTTTTACATGTTCGTTAGCATTATCATATATCTTTCTAAATAAGTTAGTAGTATCGTTATCAATATTATCACCAACCCATTTTCTCATACGATTGAAGTCCTTACCTTTTAGATATCCTATCAAAGTATTAAATGATTGATCACCAACATTAGTTAAGATACCAGCATCTATCTTTCCATTATGACCATATCTCTGTAACTCATTAATAACTCTTCTCCAATCTGGAAAGTATCTCATAATAAGTTCTGCAATACATTTATCACTATATTGTATGTTTTCGGAATCTAAAATATATTTAACTCTCTTCAAAAAGTTTTTAGCAAGTTCAGGTTTTTGTTTATTAGGAATATTAAATTCAACTATACTACATCTACTATGTAATGGTTCTATAATTCTATTCTTATAATTACAAGTTAAAATAAAACCACAGTTATTACTATACTCTTCCATAAAGTTTCTCAATGCTGGTTGAGTACTTTGTGGATTAAGATAATCTGCTTCATCTAAGATAACATATTTTCTTCCACCTTGTAAACTAACTGCACTAGCATAATTTTTAATCTCTGTTCTTAATGTATCAATATTACCATACAAACTACCATTAATCATAATATAATCAGACTTGTTTTGTTCTAACATAGCTCTAGCAACTGTTGTTTTACCAACACCAGGACCACCTGATAATATTAAGTTAGGTATTCCTCCTTTAACAAAGTCATCAAACGTTGACTTTAGCTCTTGAGGTAATATTGTATCTGTAATTATTTTAGGTCTATATTTTTCAACCCAAAGAAATTCTTCCATTATTATTCTCCATCATATACACTTCCATGTTCAGCTGCAACCCAATATTTAATATTGTCTTCTGAACTAGAAAACTCAACCATTCTCTTTGCAGATATAGTAACATCATATCCATGTTGCAACATTTTCATATTTTCACTTTTTAGAATAAATCTAAAGTCTGCGATAGTATCACCAACTTCTACTTTATAATTATTACTTGTAGAGTTTTTACTATCTGTAGCTTTAACTATTATTTTATCTTTATCACCTTCTATAACTATCTCAGGAAGCTGTAATACATTAGCTCCTTGAAGTACTTTTTTAAGTTGATAATCTTTTATCTCAAACGAAACAACTCTATCAGGTAACTCTAGAGCTCTAGGTGGTGGAGTTTCTATCATAGCTTTATCTGTATAAAAATAATCACTAGATGTTTCTCCATTACCTACAGTTACAAAGCTCTGGTTAAAATCTAAACTTGGTTCGTCAAATAAACTAACAACACCTAAAAACTGATTCAAATCATATATTCCAAACTCAAATGGAAAAGATTCTTCTACAGTTGTTTGTGCCATTATAGTTTTAGTAGCATTAATTGTTCTAATAGTATTACCAGTATTGAATACTATAGACTGATTAATCGTACTAAAGTTCTTTAATATACTAATTGTTCTTTTACTTAATATCATTTCACTCTCATCATAAATATATCGTTTTGATATTGGTTCTACGCCTACTACCCTAATGTTTTCTTACCTCCTACTTGACCAGGATCAGCTGTAGCTGCAGCACCTATTTGTGCTAAGTCTGCTAAACTTCCACCAAACATATACATACCTTGGTGTGTAGTTCTCATCCATGGACACATCCATATTTTAAGACCAGCTTTGTTTGCCCATTGACAGAACATATAATCTTCTGAAAGATATCTCTTTGTCTCAGGTTCAATAACACAATCAAAGTAAGCCATAATCTCTCTTGATCCATCAAAGTTCTTTGTACGAATATGATCTGGTTTATATTTGAACTCAGGATATGCTTTTTCATAAACTTCAAAAGCCTTTCTCTGTATCATCATAAAACCAGTTCCACCTTCTAACACTTGAACAGGCTCATTGATCTTGATTTCTGTTTGACCAGCAACAGGATTAAAAACATAATCACCAACATACTTTTCTAACTTGTTAGGATTATCATCAGCAAATCCTCTATCTACTGCTCTCTTAATTTTTTCCCAAGAAATAGTTTTCTTAGGATAAGGACCACATACTATATCTTTATCTGACCCAGGTTCAGCAATTGCTGCAAGAGCTAATATATCGTTTGGATCAAAACCTATATCACTGTCAATAAACATTAAGTGTGTACATTTTGATCTTAGAAACTCATCTGCAAGATAATTTCTAGCTCTTGTAATTAAACTTTCGTTAAACAAATAAAAGAAAGATAATTCAACACCATACTTAGTACACATAGTTGCAAGGTCTGCAGTAGATTTAGTATACTGTCCTCCACACATACCACCGTACATAGGTGTTGCAACAAATATCTTTCTTTCTCTTAGTTCTTTTATATCAATACTAACTTCCATGTGTTACTCCATACTTGTTATCATGTTGTTTTCCTATACCATAGCTGCCATCATACAATGATAAAGTTTCTGCTTTGAATAATAGAAACTGTCCAACTCTAGTACCTTTCTGTAATTTCATAGGCCCTACTCTAATATGTAAACAACCAGCCATGACTCCATGATATCCACTATCATATAATCCACTAGTTATAAACACACCATTACGGTTCAGTGTAGATCTTGTTATTACAAATCCTGCATAACCTTCTTCAATACTAACTATATTCTCCATAATAATTTCGTAAGTACCTCTATCAAGATTCCACCATCCATCCTCATCAGGTAACTCTTCTGAAGTTCTTCTATGTTGTTTGATTTCTTCACTAAGAGTAAATGAAGAGGCTTTATGTATTCTGAATATTTTTTTAACTCTTAGGTCTACTGCATTAGGTTGACTATCACCTGGTTGTACTCCAGTAAGCTCACAACCGTTAGTCTTGCTTAGTATATGTTTCACCGTGTCCTCCATAATGTAATGCTAAAATAGTATAATGTATAATTTTAAGAAGATCCTTCTTATTCTTACCTTCTTTCTTTCCATAACGCATAGCATATTTAACTATTGTACCTAAACACATCTCTTCTGCTATGCCCATAGATTCCCAAACATCTAATGTCTGAATCTGTTTATTACCTACGTAATGTTCACCATATGTCTTTTTAATATATTCATGTACATCATCTAATAAATTATCTTCATTGTATTTAAAATTCATGTATCTTATCTACTTTCGCTTCTCTATCTTCATTACCCCAAAGATAAGCATAAACTAATTTATCAATATGGTCCATATTTTCTTTTGCTAACTTTATAAAGAAATCATTATCTTTTTTATCTTGCTCTGGTTTATGATAAAAGTCAACAGGCATATGATATTTTCCATGCATTAACCCACCAGGAGTATCATCAAAACCATAACCATTTAAACCATGCCAAATAGCACTACTACTATCCCAACTATCAATAAACTTTCTGAACGGTGCTAAGAACTGAACTTCATTAGGACCATCTACCATTCCTAAGAAATGTAACTTCTGTCCATCTTTTCTAATACTACCTAACATACCACTTTCAGCTAAAGCATACATCATATGTAATCTTGCAAGCATTCTATGTAAGGAAGGTTCTTGACCAAAAGGTTCAATACCATAAGCATTAGGTACTGCTAATATACTAAAACCAATATAATCAACTAAATCTGGATTATCAGTAGCCCATCTAAAACATTCAATATAATCTTCTTTATCTCCAACCTTTCCTTGTGGTACAAAGAAAGTTTTCAAACCAGCTTCTTTAAACATAGGTGCTTGTTCTTTAGCAGCATCTATAGTTTTATCTCTATCTTCACCAGGATAGTCTGTCATTACAGCATAATCAGCATCTATCTTCTTAGCATAATCTACAATCTCTGCTCCAGTTAAATAACCTTTACCTTGTTGTGTAAATTCAAAAGCACTATTATCCATAATAATAATGGATCCATTAGCTTTTTCTTTTTTGTAAAAATCTGTATATTCTTTATTGTCAACTAAATGAGCTAAAGTAAGATGTACTTCTCTACCTTTAGTCAGGTGTAGATAATTAATTGGTGATATGTGACAGAAGTGTGTCTTAGACATGTATTTCATAATATACCTTTCAATTGTAAAAGTCAACAGTTAATTCTGTTTACTTTGCTTGTGGATCATACTCATCTACAATAGCGCTTACGTGTCTATCAAAATGTTTCAGATTATGAGATCCAAACTTCTTTATAAACATTTTTTTGATTGTTGGGTGATCCTTATCAGTATTTGTAACATGATGATAAGTAAAATCCCTCATCTTTTTGTGATCAGCTCTTGATGGTGCTTGTTCTTCTAAGTCTGTTTGTAAAAACTCTTTAAAACTTTTCATTTATACTCCTAAATTATTTTATTAGATAATAACATCATAGATAACCAAAATAGAGTGTGTATCAATAATCTCCACATTAATACTCCTCAGGATATTCTACATGACAGCCATTTTCACCATCTTCTGATACATCAATAGCTAGTCTTCTTCCTGGGTATTTATCTTTTATCTTCTTTGCGAGATCGTCTGCTATCATCTCACAGCTTTTGTAATCTAACTGTAATATATTACCTTGGTATAAACTTTCTAACCATCTCTTAAATATAAAGAACTCAATATCTCTATCGTCATGCTCTACATCTATTTGTACTTTAAATTTAAATATATGTCTATGTGGATATCTAAGGAACTCTACTTCATCCGGTGCATCAGGATACTTATGTATTCCTTCTTTCTGAAATGTAACCCATATAGACTTTTTAACTTTTCTTAATGTGAGTTCACGAGACTGTTCCCTCATCATTCTTTTCATAAACAAATCGTATGACTCTCTCGTTTCTACCATTAATCTTCCTCAGGTAAACCTTTAAGTTGTCTTACTCTTTCTTTCATCCAATCTCTTGTAGTAATCAAATGACCACAGTCATGTGGTTCAATAATTGAGTCAAGATGTTTTATTTCTTCCTCTAATATTTTTATTTTTTCCATATCTATACCTTCCTCCATCATTTCTTCCATATTATAGTACCATCCACACATAAATATATCATTAAGTTAAAAAAAAGTCCACAGGATATGCTTTTGAGTGAGAGAGGAGTGAGTACATATCCTGTGGTTCTCCATTAGTCCCGCACCTTCTTTCTGAGGTCATAATATAAACAGGACGTAGAAGAAACTTGTTAAACATTAAGCAGATCTCGCTAAGTTCAAAAACTCTTTTCTAATTTCTGAATTATCTTCAGCAAAGACACCACCGACAGATAATGTAACTGTACTACTTGTCTGGTCTTGTATACCTCTACTCTTTACACACCAATGTTTAGCATCTACATATACAGCTACATCTTTTGTCTCAGCAACATACTGAATCGTTGCTCTTATCTGTTCTGTTAATCTTTCTTGTACTTGAGGTCTTTTAGCAAAGAACTGTACAATTCTATTCAACTTTGATAATCCTAATAATTTTTTATCTGGTAAGTAAGCTACTGTTGCTAATCCATCTATAACAACAAAGTGATGCTCACAGTTTGATTGTACATTAATATTTTTTTCTAATAAGAATGAACCATTAGCTTTCATCTTATTTTCTATCGCTGTACATTTAGGAAACTTACTATAATCTAAACCATAAAATATTTCATTTACATACATTTTAGCTACACGATTAGGTGTATCACATAATGAGTCATCAGTTAGATCTAATCCCAAGATCTCCATAATCTCTCTAAAGTGTGGAGCAATCTCTTCAATCTTAACTGTTGATACTGCTTTAACTTTATCTGTTGTTGGTGTTTCTAAACCTAAGTCGATTAAGTTTTGATTAACTCTCTTACCTAAGTCACTATCATTTTTATAACTAGGATGCATTGTTCTCCTCCTTTTCTACAATTGCACTATTAGCTCCATGTTCTGCACATACAACTCTAGTGACGTAACATCTATTGTTTGTTTTTTCTCGTATAAGTTTGTCTGCGTAGTTGAATGCATGCTCTGCAAACTTTTCTGCACCGACTCCATCAAAGATCCTGATTTCTGCAAGATCTAATTCTTCTAATCTTTTAAATTCATCTAAATGTGGATCATTCTTGTCTAAACAAACCTTATGATCAAACATATCTTCTAACCATGCTTTCAAAGGTCTCAACCCTCCAAAGTCTACAGCCCAGTTTCTATTGTCAAGGCTCTCACATGCAAAAGTAAACGTAAACGCTAAACTATAACCATGTAAAAAGCGACAGTGTGAATGGTCAGCATTAGGCTGTCTAAATACAGCACTTAATCCAATGTTATGTCCATAATGTTTAGTACTTTTATATATCATTTATTTAGTCTCCCAAGGAAAGTTAATCCAGTTGTCATTATCCTGTAAAGTACCCCAATAGTCAACGGTAAAGTTACTAGATGTTTTGTTTTGTAATACAGCATACGAAGCACGTATATGTCTTTGTTTAAAGAACTCACTTATCATACTTAATGTATGACCACTATCGTTGATATCATCAACAACTAAAGCTCTTTCACCTTTTTTAATTTTTAATGATTGTACTCTTGCAAGATTATCTCGTAATGTAACAGACATTGTTAATAATGGTAGATTTAATCTATGTGATATCATCACAGCTGGTACTAATCCACCACGACTTATACCTACAACAACATCAAACGAACTCTCATTTTTTAAGATATGTTCACATATTTTATCTACTTGATAATGAATATATGACCAACCAATATTTGACTTTTCTACTTCACTCATTATACACCTATCAAATTACCCCATAGATAACAGTGTACTCTAGCTGCTACTCTATATCCACGTTTTAAAGCCTTGGTCGCAATCTCACCCGCAACATCTTCTTGCGATTCTTTCTTAGCACCGACAGGCATAATCCAGATAGGATAGTTAACCCCATGAGACCTAAAAGATCTAATAACATCTTCTACTTCCTCCCAACATTCATCTGTTTCATTTACAACAAATTTAAGTTGTCCATTCTTACTTAAATCATAATAGTTTTCTACTACTTCAGGTTTAATTGCTTTCTCATTTTTTTCACCTGATACATTATGTAGTTTAGGACTAACACTAAAAAACAATTCTCCACCAAAATTTTCTACATAATCATCAACCATACTAACAAAACCTGCATCAAAATTTAAATCTTGTGTACCATTAGTTTCAATAGTTACACTTGGAGGTACATTATTATCAGCCATAAATTCTCTCATGACATCTATGATAGCTTCTTGATTAAAACCTAACATAGGTTCTCCTCCTGTAAAACACATATGATTATCTCTAAGTAATCCATATTTATTAGGACTATCTTTCATCATACATTCTAACAATCTTTCATATATCTGTCTTGATGTACCTTTATATTGTTTATCTTTAAACTTTCTTGACCAACTATAACTACTATCACATCCATATTCAAATACAGGAAAGTCCTCTAATCTATTATAGTTGTTTGGATCCAAATCTTGATAAGGAAGTTTATATGTAGATGGATCTTTAGGATCTTTTTGACCAAAACCATGACATTGTAAGTTACAAGCCCATAGTCTCAACCATAGAGTAGGATATCCTGTATAGTGTCCTTCTCCTTGAATACTATGAAATATTTCACTATATAGATGCTCTTTTTTCTCTCTCATTTTTCTTCCTCAACCTATCAAGTTTAAGTTTCTCTTTCTTAGCTTTATCCCAATGAAACTTTACAGCTCTATCTTTAAATGTAATACCATCCATATGATCATACTCATGTTGAAATACATGTGCAGTTACATCTCTAAACTTAAAAGTATCTGTATTGTTTTGCCAATCAGAAAACCTTGCTCTTATTTGTGTATGTCGTTTAATCTTACAGAATATACCTGGAAAAGATAAACAACCTTCCTCAAAGTACTTCATTTCTGGACCAAAGTCAACAATTTTTGGATTGAATACACTATAGATTTCTTTCTCATCATAATAATTTCCAAAAATAAAAACTCTATATGGAATACCTACTTGTACTGCTGAAAGTCCTAATGCTTTTTTTTCCATCATTACTTTAACCATATCTTCATATAATGTTCTTGGATCCATTGGTGGATTTTCAAAATCAAATCTTTTACTTTTAGTTCCTAAGTATTCATTAGTCAGTTTCAGCATTCTCTTCTCGCATTCCTTCAAAAACTGTTGTCTTTAATTTTTTATTATCAGAATCTACTGTTCTAAAAAAGTCCATATCAATATTAAGTCTTTCCATTAATCTCACAATGGCTCTTGTATCTTTGGGTAAACAAGGACCACCATAACCTCTTAGATCTTCACTAACGTCTAAGTACATATCTCCATGTCTTCCTGTTTTAATGTAGGCATCTTTTACTTTTGAATAATCTGCATTTAACTTTTTACATATTTCATAAAATGCATTAGCAAACACTACTCTTGTAGCTCCATATAAATTTAAATAATATTTCATAACTTCTGCTTCAGTTGGAGATAGTTGTACTCTTTGTTTAGGATAATGTCCATGAGCACCAACAACTTTATAATAAACTTCTTGATCATTAGTTCCAACTGATAATACTTCATGATTGTTTATGAAGTCTTCTACTGCACATCTTTCTCTTAAAAATTCTGGAACAAAACAAATCTTATGATCAGGATACTTTTTAATCATACTTTCTGTAAAACCAGGTACAGTAGAACTTCTTATAGCAATAATACCTTGATGCTTCATATCAACCAAATCATTTATAACACCTTCAACTATAGTAGTATCACATTCACCTTTTGTATTACTAGGAGTAGGTACACATACAAATACAATATCGCTATCTATAACATTTTGTATAGTACTATGTTTGTATTTGATATCATGTGTACTAACTTGGTGACCCAAACTTTGAAACCCGATTCTGTTTGCTTCACCAACTACTCCCAATCCAATTATTCCTATCTTCATGTTTCCTCCATGTACCATTTAACTGTTTTAGCTAAACCTTTTTTTAAATTTGTTTTTGGTTTC